AATTTTTCGTTAATGACTTCTGAATTCATAAAACGATAATCGTTCTTAAAGTCACCGTCTTTATTTTCAAAGTGAAGTCCAACTGGCAATGTTTCGCCATTACGAACAGCCGTTGTCAATTCAATTTTAGCATCTTCTTGATATTCTTTGCCTTCAACCAAGTAGCGAAGTTTTTCAAGTTGCGGCATTCCAAATGTGCCAATCAAGTTTGGATATGGATTTGCAGTTTCTGCGTACATAATAACAGTACGGTCTTCGGCCATACTATCAATAGCAGTTTTAGCCGCAGTTCCAGTGATCTTAACAATGTTAAGAAAACCAAGTTTGTTTGTGTGTGATACGATATCTTTGAGTAAGTCTTGCATAATAAAAAGTCCTTTGTATTAGTTTATTTAGGTTTTGTGAAAAAGTCAATGATTATTTTAATCTATTAGACTAGCGTGTATGTCTTTCCATCCCAGTCCAGCCGCCGTCAATGCATGGTATAATTCAATTTGTGTTAGCCAGGGCCCATCTATATCATTTCCAAAAGGGCCTGCTGAATGGTACGGAAACGAATATGTTATTTGGCCGTCTTGAGTTAGTATTGATGCGTTTTCATATTTTTGAAAAACGGACGGTCCATCTACCAATTTAAATTTTTGATATTTTTTTGAATTTACAAAAATTGAAAACACATCTATACTATGAGATTCGGCTGAGATATACGGTGGAAAAATACCTTCTAAAAATATTGCTTGCAGAAGATGTTGGTCAAAATGTTCAATGTCAATTTTTATATAGTAAGGATCTCCGTGTTCTTTGATTAACGAAATGATATTTTTAGAAGGTAAAAACACTTTTTTAAATTCGTTAATATTATCTGGAACTGTAAATTGACTTATTACATGATTATGATTATGAATATAAAACTCAACAGAGTCTTGGCCGTCGTTAATATCAATTACAACATTTTCCACAATCAATCTACCATCAGTAATTTCTTTGCTAAACTGGGTTTTAATTTGATTACAAAGATCTGGATTGGCTTCAACAGCAATTACTACATCGGCTTTCATTAAGTAGTAAGGGATATCGTCTCCATTATTTGATCCAATATCATATATTATTTTTTTCACATTAGATTCCTTTCTATTATTTTACTTGATGTATTCAGTAAAGTCAATAATTATTTTATTCAAACGAGAATAAATTACCAAACGTATTATTTTGTGTAGTCGAGTCCAAGTCCCAGTCAAGTACACCAATAAGATTTTTAATCTTGTTATTGATAATAACAGCTTCCATCTCACTGTGATCAAATGGCAATTCTTGGAACCATTTAGGCAATCTTAGTTCATCTACTGGATATGCAATACTTGTATAACCCAACGGATTTGCTTTGACTTTACAGACAATGACTTTCATACCGTCTACGATGCCCATGCTGTATTTGTCACTGTTCATACGCTTTAGTGTATTCCAGTTAATTGCCGCACGAACATGTCCTGGCATATTTGCCTTGCCTTGTTTGACTTCTTTTGCTTGATATTCTGCAATGTTGTTGGCACGTTTTGGACTACCTTTCTCCCAGCCAGGTCGAGATTTAAATTCAGTTCGAAATGTACTAATCATATCTAGAATTTCTTGTTCTTCAGATCCGTTCAACACTTTGGTCAAAACTTCCTCCAAAAACTTTTGCATAAATTCAGGAGTATCGCTACGCTTCAAATCCAAGCCCATGGCTTTAATCTTACCAGGTGTACCACCTATATCTGTACGTTTGCCTTCTTTGTCATAATACATGACAGCATAACGTTTTTTAGTAATAAACAGTCCTTTAATAGCAACTAGTTCTCGGCCTGCTTTGATAACTTCTCCTCGACCTTTTGGACAGTGATGCAAATCCAACATATGTTGTGGGAAAGTGCTATTCACTTCGGCAGCAATTGTGTCATACAATTGAACTACTGTATCTTTATTCCAAGTAATTTCTTTTTTGGCAATTTCATTCTTCAAGGACGTATAGGCACTGAAGTAGGCTGAATCCGTGTCGCCATAAATGATGGATTTTCCAAGATGATTGTATTCTCCAGTGATAACCTCATTGATTTTAGAAGCCATATGTCGGGCAATTCCACGCCCTGTAAGGGTGGTTGATTGACCAATACGATTATCAAAAAACCGGCACCCAGCATTGAGGATAGCCCCATATAAGCTATTGAGCAAAATCTTTTTAACCAGTTGTCGCTTATCCCAATATTCTTCTTCAATTTTATTCTCCGCTTTAATTGCATCTTTAAGTTTGGCCTGCATTTCTTTACGCTCTTTATACCACCGCGCAAGTAATCCAGGAATAATTCCTTCTTTTTCGTGTGTGAAGATTGTGCCATTTGCACTAAGCATCCACGGCTTGCCACTATCAAAAATTAATTCAAATATTTGAGCCCCACTCATTATATCAGTTCGACCATCCTCCCAATCAATGATAATATCATTTGCACGGTCTTGGTTCATAACAAATTCATATTCATTTGCACCAAACTTGCCTTCCCATGCCTCAGCAAAATGGCCGCCGTTTTTGGCCATCTTATCTTCAATCTCGGCCTTGGTATAATCTTGACGTAACTGGCCAATAATAGTTTCTGGACCCATATTAAGTGCTCGAATTACTGACGGATACAAACTGTTAATGTCCATTGATCCAATGTAATCATGCAAGCCTTTTTTAGGATATGCAACATAAGCACCTGCTGCCTGATTAACTGCATCGTCATCTCTCTTAGGTCGACTGGGAACAATCATGCCTCTGTGATGTGCTTCAATAACGATAGCCTGTTCAGTTACAGCCACCGCTCCCATAATGGTTGGAAGCAATACTGTATTTTCGTGTGCAATGGTATTGGCAAGATCAATAAATTTTAATTTCTTATCTAATTTATCAAGTAGTGCCGTGTCTTGTCTATTATATTCAATAAACTTACGGAAATCATTATTGTAAAGTTGATCCAATGTGCCTTCGTAGACTGTCTTACGTTCGCCGACTTCCATTTCTCCAATAGCATCTAGTCGATATGTGTGACGTTCCTCATATGTGTACTTTCGATACAGTTCAAGACTGTCCATATGAACTCTTCCAACCAAGTCATACGTAACTGCTTTTTTGCCATATTTTTCGTATTCACGTTTTTTTGGAAACTGATCCCAAAGACAGAATCGTCGAGTATCTTCTTTACTCAACACTCTAGTTACACGATTTACTGTATACGGAATATCATATCCTTCTGAATTCCAACCACTCAATACATCTGCATCTTGGATAAGATCCAAAAACATATCCAGCATTTCGTATTCAGTTTCTACCAGAATAGTATTAGGAAAATCTTTTACTTGTTCTTGTGCTTGTTCCATTGTCAGTGTCTTTGGAGGCACTGCAATACATACTAGGGTGTCTAACCATTGTAGGTGAACAGCAATTGCAGTTATTGGCATAAAAGCATCTTCAGGAGTGCTATAGCCACGTTCTGGATCAAAGTCCACCTCAATGTCAAAAAATGCTACATTAAGTTTTGGAGTATCTCGTCCTAGATAATTTTCTTCTAGGCAACGGAATACGGGATTTATATCACTTTCGTATAACTTGTGATTTGAATGGATTCGTTGTTCTTTGACAATATCTTTCCAAGTACGTGCAGTAACCTTGTTAAGACTTTCGCCAAAAATTGATTTAAATTTGCCCCGTTGATCAGGGTAATAAAACAAATATTTTGCTGGGTACTCTTGATAAAGTCTACCCTTTTTAGGATCTCGTTCAACGACATAGATAATGTCCTTCTCACGATCCCATCGTGAATCTACATAACTCATATTTTTCTCCTTGTGTAATTTGCGGCTTACACATACCAACTTGATCAATTATGGCTGATCTCACCGTTCTCTCAATTACTTATCATCCTATATAAACCTATGCTATCAATTGTGACCAACAGTGAGGCATTAGCCAGCATACCAAAAGATTTACGGCTATAAGAAGCCCAAGCATACATAGCACATTGGCAAATAAAAATAGGATAAAGTACAATAAGAGGCGGATTTGGTACTGTGAGCGCCATAGCAATCGAACATCCGATACTAAGCGCCCAAGCTGTAGTTTCAACGAAAAAACGTAGAGGGTACGCTCTATAGTCATCTTTAATCCATTTAAGAATATTAGTTATAATATCATTCATCAGCACGACGATGTGAATGTCCGCTGATATCCACAATAGTCTCCAAATCGTCAAACTCTTTCCAAACGCTATCCCATTGATCTTTTTGTGCAATACGAATTGCCTTTTTAATCACGCTGGGCTTAACCTCGAGTTCCTCTGCTACTGCGGCAATAGTTTCCTTTAATCCTTCTGTAAGATCCTGAATTTCCTGCAGAACTGTAATTCCTTCTGCTACTATCTGTTTAATTTTGGCCTGTTCAGGTGCTCCGAATGATTTGCTCATAAAATTCCTTTATTAAAATAATAGTATATACTAAACAAGGAAGTGTGTCAAATACTTTGATAAATAAAGGTGCCAATCGCGATCCGGCAAGATCCACTGGCTCTAATAGTATAACATTTGAAAGAAACTATCAGCATGATTACTTATCTCTATGTGAAGACCCACACTATAACTGGGCTCAAATACCTTGGCAAGACCGTAGCAAAAGACCCACATAAATATCCCGGATCTGGCAAATATTGGCAACTGCATCTAAAGAAGCACGGTAAACTCTATACTACAGAAATCCTCAAAGAATGTCAACACCCTGCGTTGGTTGAATATTGGGGTCGATATTATAGCGACTTATGGAATATTGTAGATAGTGATGAATGGGCAAACTTAAAGCCCGAAGTAGGAGACGGTGGTGGATTGCCTGTTGGACATATTTTATCTGACGCTACTAAAAGAAAAATTGGAGATGCAAATAGAGGAAGAAAAATGTCTGATGCGTTTTGTAAGATGCGTTCAGAAAAACAAAAAGGCAAGATTCCATGGAATAAAGGTAAGACAGGTGTTCAAATAGGAGCAAACCGTGGTAGAAAGTTTGGTACTCCAAGTGATGAATATCGTGCAAATATGTCTAACATTCTTAAAGGTAAATCAAAACCTCCTCGTTCTAAACAACATTGTGAAAATATTTCAAAAGCAAAATTAGGACACGGACATCCTCAAACAGATGATTCTAAAACAAAAATTAGTGATGCAAATAAAGGCAGACGCCGAATGCATAATGATGAATTAGGAATACCTGTTAAAATGGTTCCTGCTGACAGAATAGCAGAATTTTTATTAAACGGATGGAAGTTTAATAGGAAGATTGTCTAATTACAATCTTTCGTTGATTAAATTCCAATTAATAATTTTCCAATGGTTAGTCAAGTAACTCTTTTTATCTGCTTGATAATCTAATGACCAAGCATGTTCCCAAGCATCGATTAAAACGATAATATCTTTCTTTATAGAATGATTGGGAATTATTTTTATATCACCATTGCTTGATAGATAGCACCAGCCACTTCCTTGAATGGACATAAACAATTTGGTAAATTCTTCTTTAAAATTATCAAATGATTTAAAGTGTCGATTGATAAATTCTTTAGATGCCCCTATTGGAGAATTAGTTTCGTCTGGGACTTGTAGTTGTGGAAAATACATACTATGTAAGAACGCACCTGCTTCGTTAAAGTCTGGGTCACCTTCACCGCTATTGTAGCGATTTACATACGTTCTGTATAGTTTGCCATAATGATAATCTATAGCATCCTCACTTAACACAGGTTCTAGTGCATCGCGGGCATAGGATAACTTCACTTGCTCGAGTTGTTTAACTTCTTTGCCTTCGACAACATATTTTATAAAATTAAACATTATTTCTTTTTCCTAATTTTTATATCACATTACCAATATACGGCCAATACTTGTACCCAGTGCTTCGTCAAAATATGTGGATAAGTATTCGCCCAATCTATCTGCTTCGTATTGTCTTTGCTCCGGATCACGCGACTCCGGACGTATGTTCATAAATTTAGTGGGATTACCCCATGCTTGTCTACCGTATGTTAAATTAGTGGGCAATGGATTTAATTTTACTGCGCCGGTTTGCAAATATTGAGCAAACATTTCATACATAAATTCGTAAGGTCGACGTATTTGATTATTGCGACTGCTACGCTGTGTACCAATAGCATTGAACAAAGCGTTGTATTCAGGAGTCAACTCACTTTTCATAGTACTGTAGCTGGATCGAAGGTTTGTTTTGCCATAGTTCTTTTCCAGTATGCCGTTCACTGCTTTGAAGAAATGTTCTTCTCCCTGCTTCCATGGATGATGATTGTCGCGGAAGCTCACACCTGATTGGATAGCATGTCCCAATCTATGTGCCATAATCCACGGAGTAAACATGGCTCTGGCATCTCCACTATTGCCTACATACACGATAGTAATAGCATCTTCATGGCCTTGTAATATTTGATCAGCATGTTCGGGAAATATTGTTTTTATTTGTTCTGCACCAACTGGTCCAGTTTCTCTATGCTTGCCTGTACCGGGCACGTTGCTTACAAAGATTCTAAAATCGTATGGCGTATTTTCAAAGAACTTGTAGGTCTTTAAGATGTTAGTAGGATGTACTGCTAGCTTCTTGTCGGTAGGACTGCGAAATGGCCCAGGCTTATTGAAATCACCAATGGGTTGGTAATCTGCCAAGGGCGCTTCATTTAGAAATTCATTCGCTCTCATTTTTTGTGACCGCTCTTCATATTGGCCAACCAATGTGCCATACGTTGTTTTTCACCCGAGCTATGTTTGGCAGTATTTCTTAAACTGCTAACGCTGGCCTTAGTATTTACGCCACTACGTTTAGCAAGACCTTTGCGTCCTGGATGTTTACCATTGGCAAAATTCTCATCTACATCCTGCTGACCTTCTACAGTCAACCTATCTAATGCTATTGTATTTAATACAACATTTGGTTTTAAGCCTTTGGTGTTGGCATAGGCCACATACACTTGATCTGTGGGTTCTATAACAAAACTTATACAATGTTTACCAACCCAGTTGGGTTTGCCCACACTAAACCAAATGCCTATCACAGGAATAAATGGATGTTCATCTGTGCTCAACCGACCATATTCTCGTTCGCCTGTGGCATCACGACGAGG